CATTAGCTCTATGAATGTTAATTCCAAATAGGCCCGTATCCTCTTTGCCCTGCTCCTCAGCAATGCTATCCTTATCAGCATCTCTGAATACAGTAACTTTCTTTGACTGCTTTAATGCTGTGTATTTGCCCTGATGCAAGCCTATTGTGTAAGTGTCTATGTATTGCCCTGCTTTTAATACAGCTGTGCCTAAGCTATTCATAGGATGATTAAGCCAAAATGTACCTGGGTTAGTAGTACCGGTGTACCATTTCACCTGATCACCTTGCACCAATCCTATTAGATCATCAAATTTATTAGGCTCATTAGCTTTGCTACGTATTCCTACTATGTGAAATGCAGGCCACTTATAGCCCAGCTCTGTGAATTGAGCCTTAAGCTCTTCGATTGTTGGTGCTTTCATTCTTTCTTAGTTCTTTATCTCGTTTAGTTAGATAGACCTTTAGCTTACGCTCATAGTCTTTTCTTGTTTGCTCTTCCTTTGTTATCTTCATTTAGTTAGTAAAGTTTCTAATGCTAAATCTATTCCATGGATTTGCTGCATCATTAGCAGCTCTGCTAAATGCTATTTGACTCTGCCTGTTAACTACACGAATGGGTGTAATATCAGGCGAAGTATTATTGCTATATTCAGGATAGTCTGAGTTATTAGCACAAAGGTAATCTACCAATCTTTGAGTATAGTAGTTAGCATTCTCACGTGCCATATCTCGTAAAGATGAAAGCTCACTTTGAGAGATCGCTGTAGTGTTCTCAGATTGGCGAGTAACTAAGTTACCGTTATCATGCTTATACATCAGCATAGGATAAAGTTCTACCATAGTCCACCAAGCCGTTGGCTTTACAATATACTCATTTAGCAAAGTCTCATAGACTCCAGCTAAGGTTCCTGCGCTTATCTCATTCTTAATCTTATTGGTAAGATTAGTGCCAAGCCAAAGAGTAATATACTTATCCTGCGCTAAGTAAATTGCAGGGCGAATAAGGTTAGTATCTACAGCCTCATTTAGCTGAGTGTATTTCTTTAAAAACTCTTCGTTAATGAATAATATTTCGGGTGCTATTGCCATGGTTATTTAGTGTTTAATTTGTTCCTGGATATCTGCCATTATTTGGCAAGTCAAAAGTGCGAGTATTAGCTGTAGCAAATCCTTTAGCTATATCTCTTAAAGGCATTCCTGCTCTGATTGCTTTAGATACAGAAATCTCATCAGATGACTCTAAGCCATTATCTGCAATGAATCTTCCCTTCTCTCTCTTGCGAAAGTAAACTCTGCGCTCCCAAAAATGTTTACAGTTGACTGATCCTTTGTATAACCATATGCTATAAGTAGAGCCATTGTGCCCCATCTTAGGATTCAGGTCATTACTATCTGCACTCATAGCAGTTAAATCTTCATAACGATAAACAAATCCATTACGTGCAGCGCTTACCATTTGCCTGCAGAATCTTCTGCTATCTTTACTTAGATTCTTTGAGTATGCGTAGCGTATCTTATACAATCCGCTATCCATTTCAGATGGTTTATCAGGATCAGAGTAGCTTCTAACTGATGCAAGATTAACAGGCTCAGCTTCTATCAGTTCCCATTCCTCCTCATCTACTATCTCGCCCTTATCTTCTAAGAATTCGCACCACCACGCTTCATCTTCATCTGTGAAGATTGGAGGCTTTTCTTGTGGATCTAAATTAATCTTTTTTTTTTGAGCTGATAGCTTAGCTACAGCGTTCCCTCCGGTAGGCTCAAACATTGCAGTAGCTACGTCAATAGGAAGCTGTAAGAATTGTACTAAGAATACTATAGCCTGCTCTTTAGTTAGTGCTCCTGTTTGCACAGCTGCTACAATTTCTAAAGCACTTGCTATCTGAGCACCGTTATAAGTTACATCACTTACTGATGCTCCTGCTGGTGCTACGGGTGCAGCTGTATTAGTATCAGTTGTTGCAGAATCTGCAACAGTTGTTGGTGTAGTTGCCGCTATTGCCGCATCCATCTCATCAGAGAATATATCATTAGACTCAATATAAATATCAGCCACAATCCCCATACCCTTAAAAATCTCTTCAAAGCTATCTGTTATAATTTTTTGATAAGGCTCAATAATGTTCTTGTTAAAGATGCGATAAGCGTTCTTCATCTCATCAGCGTTACTACCTAATCCTCCTGCATCACGAATACCAAAAAGTAGAGGAGATGTAACGCGGTGAGCTGCTAAGATATTCTCTCGTGACTGAGTGCTTAACTCTTGCCACTGCTTATCCGCATCAGTCATAGGCACTAAGTCTAAACGCGGTGCTCTATCTGCAGATTCATTAAATGTGAATACTACCTTACCTGCTTTTCTTGCACCTACCATAGTTTCCCAGTTCCTTCTGATAGCTAACTGCTCTTCAGGATCAGGAATACCATTGTTAAAGTGCAGCATGTAAGAAGGTGCCATACCATTACTTAAGAAAGCTCTATAAAATTCGCTTATCTCTCTTGTAATTTCTATGTAATTGATAGCAGAATAGTAATCAGGCTTAGGATAGTAAGCGCTACCTGGTGTCATCACTCCAATAAATAGGACCTGAGAAGGCTCATCTGCTTTTGAAGTTGGGTTATACATCGGGATAAATACAGGAATGTTCTTCTTTTTGCGCATATCATTCCAATCTTTAGAATAATAAATGCCAGGTATAACATCTTCATCATTAGCAACAGCAAGACGGCAATTCTCATAAGGCAGCTCGTTAATTTTAGCTATGCTATTTCTATCTACGCTCCAAATAATTTCTAAGTAGTAGCCACCCTGCATCTTAGCATCTAATGCTACAGGCCGTCTAATGCTATTTAATCTAAGTCTATCTATCTCGCGCTGAGCTGCAGGATTATTACTCTTAATCTCTTTGCCTGCTATCATGAAAGCTATGCTCATGGTAAGAGCAGAGTGCACCGGAGAGCTGTAATATAAATCTATTAAGTAATTAGGAAATGAGTTAGCCTCACCTAATGTTACCCATCCTTTAGGAGTCTCTTTCTCGTTAGCCTCTTGTGGCATTGCTGCGCCAAGATTAACTAACATAGGTGCCGCGTGTTTTATTTTATCCATTGTATGCAATGTCTGAATCTATGGTTAGGTTAGGCTCTGTAAAACGGGGAGTAGTTAAATCTTCTACTATTAAATAACCCATTTGGATTACCCCTTCCACAACAGCATCTGTAGGATCTAAGTTAGTGGAGCTGTTCTGCCCATAAATAATATAACTAAACCTTGCTGGGTAGTTAATTAGTAGGCTCGCAGCTGTTGGTGTGTTGGCATTGGTGCCAATCTGAATGGTAGTATACCTATCATTCTGAGCTATCTGTAAAGGAATAGCGTAAAGCTTCTCAAGTGTCTGCTCGTTAGTTAGTTCTAACAAGTAATGGGTGTATGTATTAGCAAGCAAAAGCTCCCCTTCCTTTAGTGTAAGGTAGAGGAGCTGTGCTGCTGTATTTTTAAGTAAGTAAATCATGCTTTAAATATAGCACAATTTTACTTACAATGTAGCTTGAACTACAGTAACTGTAGCAAAGTCTTGAAATGGAGTATCTCCTGCATCCTGATCTAACAAGTATGCTTTATCTTTCTCTTCGCCTGTGAAAGTGATAGTGTAGCCACTCATATCTCCCTTAGCTGTTCCTGAAGCTGTAGTAAAGGCAGTAACCTCTACGCCATCTTTATAGCCGCACATCCAAATGTTATCATTATTATCCTGTACGAATAATACGTTACGACCTTTAGAGATGTTTTGAAGTTGTAGTGAACGTGCAGCAGTCATGCCATGAAACATAGCTACAACAGTTTGTGTGTAATATACAGTGCCATTCTCAATGCTGATAGCAGCTTCTTCTGTGAATGATCCTGTGTGCTTAGGCAATTCGAATTCGTAAACATCTCCTGTAGCAAGAGCAGTAACTAAGTTAGTTCCTCCGTTGATAGTAGCAGTGTTTGCGAATGTAGCGTAATCTCCTAAGTATAAGGCTTTAATACCTCCAATCGCCTCTTTACATGCGATCAATATGCCAGCGGTAGTTAGACAGCTCATAGTTATTTTTTTTTATTTAGTTAAATATTCTTTGCAAAGAATGGGCAGCTATTAGCTAACCCACTCTTTTAACAAAGGAGTATTATTTAGTTATCAAATCCGATAACGATATCACCTAAAACAGCGTACTGAACACCAGCGCGGAATCTCATTGCCATGCGCACGTTGTCAGATGCATCAGTGAAGCTCATATCTACAACCTTAACCTCGTTGAAGTCAGAGTTTAAGTCAGTACCAAATACTAAGTTTTCAGGTGTAGCTAAGATAACTACTGAATCAGAGATACCTGGGCAAACATACACATCATACCCGTTGAAGGTTAATGGGAATTGTGCAGTACCTTGGTAAGTCATCAAATAACCCGCAGTAGCTAAAGCTTGACGATATAACTGTGCAGTCTTACGATTAACGTAAATCTTCAAATCAGGTGAACCTACCAATGTAGCAGGCAATGCATCTGTACACAATTGCAATTTAGCAATTACGTTAGTAGCATCCAAAGAAGCAGCGAAGTCAACATCAGGAGTACCGCCTTTACCAGCATCGATTAAGTATTGCAATCCGTTGAATCCTGTGAATCCTGAAGAAGGCCAGTTACCTTTCCAAATGTTACACTCAATTTCTTGTGCTACTTTAGCAGCCAAGTGAGAGATTAAGAAATCAGCGAAGTTAGCAGGAACTACATCGTTAATAAATCCTCTGCCTGTTTGAGCAGCTTCCCAATCTTTTGTGAATTCTGCCTTACAAACTTGTACATAAACCATAAGGTCAGTAACAGTAAGTACACGCTCAGTCAAAGTAAGAGCAGCGTCTGAG